CTCTTCTCTGTCTCAGTGAACTTGACATCAGGACCATACAGACCACGATAGTTGCGATAGGCACGGAGCCAACGGTCTTCATCAGTGCGGCGTGACTCTTCCGATTTTGTGTATCGTTTCTGAATGAAGCTAATCAGACCAGCACCTTGAAAGTCATCCTCATTCTTGGGAGAGTCATCAAGTGCTAGAGTTTTATCGTTGGATGGTTTATCAATAAGTGCCATAAGTGTTCCAGAGTATTAAATAAAGGTATAACATGCGGTTGGTCAATAACCAAACACGGAATCGGCTACAACTTTTCCAGTGTTCTGCGACATAGGATCAAAGTCAAACAAGCCGCTGCGTGGACGCGACATAACACCATATCGTAATGCGTCATATGTGTGGTCATTACTAACTTTAGTGTTGATGTCTTCCATGTTTGTCTTGTCGATAGGCAGCGTAGGAAGATCAGCAATGATTTGCGTACACGTATTGAAGAATACAATGCGTGGCTGCTCAGTCATGGGGTCAACCTGCAGACGGCGGTGTATTTCGTTCTTACCTGCGATGCGACTACCAGCAGAACGGTCAGCAGGTCGCCAACGGCACCCCTTCATAATCATTCGTTCAGCAATAGAGGGTCCAGTATCACCACGTTTGTGCCAACATGAGCTATCTAGTACACCATAACGAATCTTTTCATCACCTTCTGCGTTCATAACTATCACAGCAAGGTCTTCTGCCAGCACTTTGCTGACATAAAGCTCTCGATATACAACCAAACTGTCATCGGGCGCTACAGCAAACCACAATACAGCGCTATAGCTACCATATCCGTAGTCACAAGCTCTAAATCTAGGCCAACTACTGGGGATGTTGAAGGGTTCTACAACGTGAATGGCTCTATTGAACTCAGAAAACGCTGCACCCTCTGCAATATCCCAGTTGCCTTCCAACAATTGCTTACGTTGATGCTCCGGCAGGGACAACAACATGGTTTCGTAGTCACCAGACTCAGCCAAATAGGGATTGTCAGCCAGCTTTGCAGAGATGAACTTGCGTTTGAACAGCGGTTGCCCCTCTTTGCTGTGCCCTTTAGGGTAGACAAGTGTCTCTCCTGTCTCAACATCGGTGGCATAGAAGCTTTTACCGGGCGCTGCAGGCACAATGAACATCTTCCTAACCCATTGATGACCGGGACCACCGGGGTTGGTGGTAGCTCTCATGAACACAGGCAGGTCAGGTGCTGCTGTACGCAGACGAGAACGCATATAGTTGTAGGCAAACGGGGTAGGCCACTGTGTTAGCTCGTCCCAAGCGATGTAGGAGAACGACAAACCTTGATAACGCATCACGTCTTCATCGCGGTCAAGGTAGGACATCCACAACTTACCACCACTTGGATGCTGCCATTGCATCTTTCGCTCCGACCATTTGATGCCGGGGTAAATCTTTGGATACATCTCCTGCGATTTCCAAATCAGTTCTCGCAATTCCTCTGTAGTGTGACGAAGAATTAGTCCAGAGAATTGTGGATGCGCCATGTAGCGCAGAGGATCTGCAAGAATGGCATAGCTTTTACCACCACCAGCAGCACCACCATACAGCACTTCACGCTCTGAAGCGGCTAGGAAGTTGGTCTGAGGGCCGGGGTTGGGCCTGAAGATGACATTGTCACGTACAGGCTGAACAATTTCAATCGGCTCTACCTGTGAAGTATTGTTTAAGTTGGACGTATCGATCACTATCGAAGAAGCTTCCGTCTTTGGTGCCGAGTCTTTCTTCGTACTCTTGCGCTTTCTTGAGGGCTTTTTCGTACCCATCGGCAAGCTTTCGATAAGTAGAGGATTTGCGTTTGTGGGACTGTTCATTCTTTATACGTTTCAATAGACCTACATGGCTTATCTCTCTGCCTGTCACAGTGGTGAGCCATGCCGCCACCTGCCTAGAGCTATACTGCTTCAAATACTTCTTAGCTTTTTCAAGCGCATCAAGCTCAATCGCTACAGGCTGAAGCCATCCATCGTCTTCACTGTCAACAACATATCCAAACGGAACAGTGCGTGACAGTCTTGGTATCTTAACATATTCATTTACTGACGTAGGTTGTGGTAGTACATAAGCACCTAAGCCAAAATCGAATGTGTCCACGCTGACTTGATCAGCCATCACTCTTCCTCACGTTCCTTTGCAGGCAACACCATAATACCACCAGTGCTTTCAACCTGCACCTTCTCTGTCTTCACCAAACCAGCACGGTCAAGCAAGTCCTTAGCAGCCGACATCTTCTCTTTCAAGCCAAGCTCTGTAGGATCGTCAATGGCATTGATCATAGCCACCGCAGCCTTTGGTGCTGCCATAGCAATGTAAAGCTGTGTCGCTTCAATGATCTCTTCTTTGAGATAGTTGGTGAGGCTTCGTCGGCTGTAGCCTTCAGAGAAACCTGCCATACGCATAGCTTGATTGATGTTGCCGTTAGCGTCAGCAAACAACACTTCAAGGAAGCGCTTATGTTGTTCTGTTAGTTCTTTAGCCATATTAGTTGTTCATTGGATCGAAGTACTCTTCAACACTCACTGTAGCATCCATGACGGAACCAGCCTCTGGTGTAACCACCATATAGTCACCAGAGTTCAAGACAAGATAGCTACCATCAATCTTGAGAAAGCTGTAAGCAGAGATGACATAGCCCCCAACAATAAAGTAGTCAGTGCCCAAGCTAGTGTCGTGCCACTTAATCGACACCGTCTTGTTACCGCCTGTAGTGTTGGCAATAAACAACAACTCCACCTTAGCCGTGTGATTGGCTGGGCAGGTGTAGATTGTGTTGGCTGCAGCAGCAGTTAGGTTCTTACCAACACTGCGAAGTTTAGGTTCACCCTTCATTGCTTTTTAGCTTTCACTTTAGCTTCAGACAATGCAATGGCTATCGCCTGCTTAGGCGACTTCACCACCTTACCGCCTTTGCCGCTGTGCAGGGAGCCTTCTTTGAACTCACCCATCACTTTGGCAACCTTCTTGGTTTGCTTAGGAGACTGCTTCATTTCTTTTTAGCCTTCATTGGCTTACCAACACCAATCATGATGGCAATACCCATAGGTTTACCCTTGCCTTCTTTGGCAAGACACTTACCAGCTGCTTTGCATTTAGCAGGAGTGGGACAGCCTTCGCAGGGCTTGAATGCTTTCTTTGTAGCCATGATATTTTCCTTTAACGGTGCTTAGCCGTCTTCTTAGCAATGCTCGTTGGTTGAGCAACAAATTGTTTACCCTTAGCTTTGCCTTCACGCTTAGCTTTGGTGGTGGCTGCATACTCTGCAGGTGACAAAGCTTTGATGGCTGCTTTGGGTAGATAGCGCTCCCCCGTGTCAGAGGAGCGCTTTCCAGACTTAGTGGTCCACTCTTGGTCTGTCCACTCTTTGAGGGATTTCTGTGGAGCTTTCATATCAGTCTTTGTAGCCACCACCAGCGGCTTTGTACTTCTTAGCAACAAGCTGAGCCTTACGAGCAGACCATTGACCAGCGCCAGTGCCCTGTGTAGCTGCAGCTTTCACTTGCGACACAATCTTCTTACGAAGCTCTGGCTTGGTGTAGTTGCCTGCAGCGTTCACTGTACTCTTAGGCTTAGCCATGTCATTTCCGTTTCTGTGCAGGTGGTACTGAAGCGCCACAATTGACGTAGCCGCCCTTGGCTAAACCAAGTTGCTTCTTAGCCTTTGTAACTTCTTCAGAGCTAACCTTCTCACCAAGCTTGAGTTGCTTCTTTGCAGCTTCAACTTTGCTGTCGGCTTTGTCTTCACGGCGAGTAAGACCACGCTCACGGTTGAGGAAGTCACGCAGGCTAAGACCAGACTCTTCCAACTCTTTCTTACTAACAACACGTGCCTTCGGTTTAGCAATGCGCTTGGTGGCATCGTCAACAACAGCAGGAGGGAAGTCGTCTGGATAACCAACACGAGAGTCACGTTCAGCCTTTGTCATTTTGCTGTAGGGATCGCTGCGATATTCCTTCTCGTCAGCGTCCTTCTTGTTGTTCTTCTCAACAAAGGCTAGAGCACGTTTGCGTGTGTCGTCGTCAATGTTTGGATTCTTAGCCATGATTACTTCTTGGCTTTCTTGACAGCACCACCCTTAGCCATCATTGGCTTCTTCTTAGCAGGAGCCTTCGCGACTGAACCACCCTTTGCCATACGAACACCAGCGTCCTTAGCAGCTTTCTCTTCCAGCATGTTAGCTTGGTCGAGATATTGATTGCGCACATCTTGTGGCAAAGTTTTGTCCTTAGCCATCTCACGCAACTTAGCCACCTTAGCAGCATCTTTGTTTGGGGCAGTAGTAGCCATGATTGTTTCCTTTGAATAAAAAAAGAGGCTTTGCCTCAACAATAGTTATACCAGCTTTACAGCTTGTTCACCACTTTACTTTGTCAGCCCAATATGCAGCAGACATCTTACCCTTTGCAATGTTCTCAGCATGACGGGCTTTGAAGGCTTTGTTACGAGCACTACCGTCTGGAGATCCTTGAACACCCTTCTGTCCAAACCGAATGAGCTTTACCGCATCACCATCCTTAGCCAACACAGCATGACTCTTTGTTGGATGATCGGGTGTTGCTTTAGGCTTGTTGTAGCCGCTGAACTCTTCACTGCCTCTTTTGATTGCCATATTAATATCTCCATGAGTTCCTACGATCACGCCACCCGTTAGCCTTCATAGCCTCTTCAACATTGTCTAACGGAAAGAAGAAGCCGGTTTGCTTCTCAACAGAAGCTCTAACATAAAACACATCTGAATGAGGAACATAGACGTTGTCTAAGCTTCCTCGGTGCAAAGCTATATAGATCTTTGCAGCATAAGAGTATGGAGGACTGTTTAGAAGCCCTTTAGCTTCTACTTGATCTCTAGTGAGCAACAGATGTTTTTGATCTAACAAAAAGTCTATCACTGAAGGTTTGTTTTGTTTCATCGCTTAGCTCTGTATAGAACAACACAGTTGCCTACTTTAGCGGCACTGGCTGGTTGTGTAAGAGTATACTGCTAAAGAGCAGCAATGAGAACAAAGAAAATAACATATAAAACAAAATCCATAAACAATACTTTCATAGTCGATTTTGCTCTATATAGCCCTATAGAACTATTTAGCTATATAGTGTATGTTGTTATCTATCTATGTGGATCTAAACGGTTTCTACATAGACTATATAGAAGCATCAGCACCCCAGCACCCCTATGTTATATCAATCCTGAAAATCTTGTCAAGCGATATATTTGCTTGTGTTGCTTTGATGCAACATAGTGTAATGCTTTCATTGTCGATTTTCTGCAGCGGCATAGGTTGTTAAGGCTGGAACGCTTTAATGGTCCTGTAGGGGGCTATCTAGTGGTGGAGCTACCTAGCCCTTGGTTGCAGATGGTAACGCATTGTAGGGGCTGTATAGCCTTTCTGTGAGGGTAATGGTGTGTGGGAGGTGGTGTAGACTGTGTTGTGGTTAACAGGGTAAAATAGCCCTTCTGTGGTCTATGCTGTATACAACTAGCGCCCCCCCCCCTACTGGCCCACGCACCCGCC